TACAATCTGTGATCATCAGACGAACTGTGATACTGACCACGCGCATTTCTTTCTTAATCATTAACGTTTCTGCGAACCTGATAAAGCTGTTTTTTGCCATCGTCAACACTCCAGATAAAATAAAAAAAGCGGCTAACGCCGCCCTTTCGCTCTATCCAACTTTTTACTGGTAATAGTTTACTATAACCAGCAATCCATTGCTATTACTGCTTTTAGCGGTCTTTAATTTTGCAAAAAAATTTATACTTTCCTAGACTATAAAAAAGCGCCGAATTCTTCGGTGCTCATCTTGTCATTTAGAATTTGCCTTGGCTTCCAGCTCGGATGCTTGGTATCTGAACCATAATTCACGTTCCAAGGCGGGTCAGTGAAAACAAACCTCGCCTTTTGGCCATCCATCAGCTTTTGCACATCTGAAAGCAGGGTGCTATCACCGCACATCAGACGGTGGCTGCCAAGCACCCATATGTCGTCCTTTTTAGTGACCGGAGTTTTAATCTCTGCAATTGCCTTTTCTGTATCGAAATTATCCTCTTTGACATTAGCGGTTGTTTTATCACGGAACAACTCGTCGATTTCCGCAGCGTCAAATCCGGTAAGAGAAACGTCAAAGCCATCTTCATTTAAGTCCATAAGCAGATCGGTCAAAAGCGGAATGTCAAACTCGCCGCTGATTTTATTCAGTGCAACATTGAGTGCCTTTTCCCGCTATTCATCCAAATCAACTACAACGCAGTCGATCTCCTTATAACCCAAAGCTGTTAGTACTTTATAACGCTGATGTCCTCCGACAATATTTCCGGTTCGTTTGTTCCATATGACCGGCTCTACATATCCAAACTCTTCAATAGACCGACGTAATTTTTCATATTCAGGGTCACCCGGTTTTAAATCCTTCCGCGGATTATATTTCGATGGTTTTAGTTTTTCTGCTGGTATTTTCAGTATATCCATAAATCTTAACCCTCCAATTTGATGGCTTTTTCACCGGTGAATTCCTCCCAGCGCTTAACCGCTAAATCACAGTAAACAGGGGATAACTCCATTGCATAGCATTTACGCTCGGTCTGTTCAGCCGCAATTATAGTGGTTCCACTACCAGAGAACGGTTCAAGCGCAATACCGCCCTTGTCGCTGTGCATTTTGATGCACCGCCATGAAAGCTCCACAGGGAACATTGCAGGATGCTCCTTGTTTGCTCTGACAGTGGTCATCTCCCATATCCCAGCATAGCCCCACTTCTTGCGTTCTTCCTTTGTAAGCCGTTTCACAAACTTATAACTGTGTCCCGCAAAGGCTGAAAGCCATACATATTCCTGATCGTTATATTCCTCAACTTCTCCTTTATTGCTGAAGGCTGAAATATACTCATACTGCTGAACCGGCTTGTTTGAAACAAGATGATAGGGTCCTACGCCGAAGTTTTGCCCTTGTTTCTTCCAAATGCGGATCCAGATAGGGCGGTAACCATTGTCCAAAAACATATTCACACTGTAAACACTGGTGGGTTCAATAAACTGAGAGCCGGTAGCATAGAGATCACCTAAGTTCCAGCAGACAATATCTGCATACCTGCACAGGTTTCTAATCACTGGGCGTACTGTCTCGAACCATGGCTCAATCTCGGCTTTTTCATATTCTTTGCCTACCCCATATGGAGGAGAAGTCACTGCCATCTGTGCGTGACACCCGTCCATCAACTTATTAAAATCCTCATCCTTCGTAGAGTCGCCGCACATCAAACGATGATTCCCAAGAAGCCAGATATCGCCCCGCTTTGTTACCGGCTCGCGCTGCACAATTTCCTCATGCGCTTTATCTATATCAAAGCTGTCTTGTATCGCCTCTTTGGAGTACCATCGGTTAAGCAGTTCGTCTATTTCAGAAGCGTCAAACCCTGTAAGCGAAACATCAAATGCACCTGCGTCCAGCTCAGCCATCAGTTCAGCCAGTTTATTCTCGTCCCACTCTCCCTGAATCTTATTAAGAGCAAGATTAAGCGCTTTTTCTCTCTGCGGGTCAAGATCTACAACGACGCAGTCTATCTCTGTCTGTCCCAAATCCAGCAAAATCTTTAAGCGTTGATGCCCGCCTACTACATTGCCTGTCTTTTGGTTCCAGATAACAGGCTCCACATAGCCAAATTCCTCTATTGACCGTTTCAGCTTTTCATATTCCTTGTCGCCGGGCTTCAAGTCCTTGCGGGGATTATATGCCGCAGGATTTAAAAGCTCGGCTCTGATTTTCTGTATGTTCAAATCAACCACCCCTCCTTGCGGTCAGGAGTTTTTCCATCACGTCGTCGTGAGGAGTAGCCCCCTTGTATTCAGTAGCACAGTTTTCCCGCACGACTTGATAAATTTAATACCACAAGTTATTGGCCTGTTTCATAAAGCTTTGACTCATAGCCACATAAGGTGACGGGATGGCATTACCAGTTGTCGGATGCTTAGCAAGAAAGCCAAATTCAGTGATACATTCCTCGCACTGGATCCACCGCGCCACGCTCTGGGCATATTGCTCTATAAGCTGCGCAGGGATAAGATGAACACACCGGCGTTCCTTAAGCCACTGCCATGTTTTTTCGTATATTTCCACCGCCAGAGTTGTTTTGCCGTTCTTCTGCTTTGCGGCAAGATAATCCCTCGGCGGCGGCATGCTCTCTCCTTCCAGTTCCGCAGCGTCCGTAAACTCCATTACCATAAGCTTTCGTCTTCCAGGATTTCCTTCCAAAATCTTATCTGCCAGCGGCTTTTTCTTCTGTCCTGCACCGATACGCGCCCCGCCGCAGTTGGTACCGTCCTTTGCCATACACATCACCTCGATTCTTGTAAAAATAAATGGGGGATATACCCCGTTTGAAACTGCGATTTTTCGCGCGTGACCCCACGCCCGTTGCACAAAACATATCCACCGGAGATTTTGACCGCCCCTGCCGCACGATTGTTAAAGCAATATTGTGCGATTTGTATTGACAAATTCGCACTGTTTTCGTATAATAATATTGGGAAATGAAATAATATTACTTGTACAAGGAGGTTTCGCCATGCAAATAACCGCAACCGAGTTTAAGAACAACATCGGCAAGTACCTCTCCCTTGCGTCTAAAGAGGATATATATATTACCAAAAACGGCAAAAGCATCGCCAAGCTTACAAACACCAAACAGGACAAGGTCGAAATGGCAAAGTCCCTGTTCGGCATACTGCCCGCCGATGCTTCTTTGGAGCAGGCGAGAGAGGAGCGCCTTAATCGCCATGAACGTATTGATTGACACAAACGTCATTTTGGACGCCATGCTTTCGCGTTCCCCTTTTGCCGAAGCCGCGCAAAAACTCTTCATTATGGCCGCCGAAGAAGAAATAAACGCATATGTAACCGCAAGCTCCATTACGGACATTTATTACCTTCTTCACAGGCACCTGCACGACAATGAGCGGTGCAGGCAGGAAATCTTCAAGCTGATAAAAATATTCGGCATCCTTGACGTCACCGGTTCCGACTGCGAAAAGGCGTTGGAATTGCCCATGGCAGATTATGAGGACGCTCTGCTTGCCGCATGCGCCAGACGCGGCAAAATGGAATGCATCATCACCCGGAACGTTAAGGACTTCGGAGGCTCGCCGGTCAGGTCGGTGCTGCCGGACGATTTTCTGAAAAGCAAATAGGCTTCAGCCGTCCGCCTGCCAGGCGGCCTTTTTTTATCCCCAGCGCCCGCCTTCTTTCGCCGTTATTGCCGAGTGGCACCTTGCACACAGGCTCATGAGATTGCCGTCCTCATTGGTTCCGCCTTTGGATAAAGGGATAATATGATGCACCTCTTCGGCCGGAGTTAGCCTTCCGGCCTTTTGGCACTCCTGGCAAAGCGGATGCTCTGCTATGTACCTATCCCGGATGCGCTTCCATATCCTGCCGTAGCGTTTTCGTGTTTCCGGGTCGCGCTCATATTTGTTGTATCTTGCATCCATTTCCTTTTGGTGTTTCTTGCAGAATCTTCCGTCCGTCAGCTCCGCACAGCCGGGATAGCTGCACGGGCGCTTAGGTTTTTTCGGCATAGCTCCATCTCCCATGCATGAAAAAAGCCCTCAGGGCGTTTGCCCCAAAGGCTTCCGTGTCATTATCATACTGTTTCATGCTACCAGTATAGCACCCTCAAATGCAAAAGTCGTCCGCGAAATTACTCATTTGCCGTACAGCAAAAGCGCCAGCCGGGCCAGCGCCCTGTTCTTCTTGTTGTAGGCGGACGAGCGCTCGATATGGAACCGCTCGCAGATGTTCCCGACCGCATCGGTCTGCCGCGCATCGCCGCCGCAATAAAACTCCGACAGGACGAACTGCTCATCCTCCGTCAGGGCGTCCCAGGCGGGCTGGAACCACTCCATGTATTCCAGCGCCCTCCGGTAACGCTCCTTGAGGACGTCTATCTCGTCAAGCGAAGCCGCCAGCCACGCTTCGCCCGCTTTCGGGTTTTTCGCCCTCGGCCGGCCGTCCGGCAGGGAGGAAGGAAGCGAAATCATCCGTTCCATGGCCTCCTCAAGCTCGCAGTGATGGTTTTGGATGATATATTTCATGCTGGCGTAATCCTTCAGCGCGTCAACCGCCGCCGATTTCTTGTCCAAATATGCCCAGGCTATCATCATGGGCAGGCACCTCCAAAGCATCAAGAATCACCTTGACATCCCCGACGCTTGCCACTTTGAAGGCTTCACCCTTTGCAGCCTTGATTTTACGCATCGTTGCTTCCTGAAGCTTTGTCAGCCTGCCGGACGCTGTTTTCACCTCAAAGGCGACAAACCTGCCTTTAATGCAGCAGATAATGTCCGGCAGACCGGCTGTGCCGTACATGCCGCCATGCTCCTTCCAGCAGAAGCATTCCGGCACAGACTTTAAATACCGCATGATTGCGGATGTGATTTCCTTTTCCGTCATAATCCCACCTCGTTTTTTGACGGGTTTGACAGGAAATCCATATACCTTTATATATATTCATTTTTCTCTCTATACCTATCTCATCCTTGGTTTCATGCAAAAGAAAAGAAAAAAACCCGTCAAACCCGTCAGAAGCAAGCTGCAATCAGGATTCTGACGGGTTTGAACCCGTCAAATCCCCGTCAAAAAGCCGTCAAAAGCTATTCACGCAGCCACAGGCCGCGCCAGGTCCTCCGCTTGCCCAGTTTGTCGACCGCCCTGCAGATTTGCTCGCCGTATGATTCCACATCCTTGTTGAAGTTGGCCTGCGACATCGGCTTGAAGCCGTTTTTCAGGCAATAGTCCCGGTATGCCTGGAACAGTTCCTCCCGGACGCATTCCGCATCATCATCCAGCGCGCAGCATTCCTCCACAAACGACAGGGCGCTGTTGCTTTCCACCTTGTATCTTTGAAGCTCCGCTTTCGTGCTTTCCGTTTCCGAAAACGCATAGCCGTTTGCGATCAGGCGCTTTAGCCCCTCAAGCGCCCACATGAAGATGCCGTCCCGCTCTGCCGCAAGCTTTTCTATGAGGTTAGGATCGCGTTTTTCAGGCGGCACCGGGTTTTCAAAACGGATGATGATGAGCCTGCGGTAAAACCCCTCGCTGCGGTCGCCGTAGTTGCGGGGGATCTCGTTGCAGGAAAACAGCAGCCGGGCATACGGCTTGAAGCTGAACGGATTCTTGTTCTTGCGCTCGGCGGTGATGTAGTCCTCGCCGGTCAAGGCTTTGAAAATGCCGTTGTCGTCCACGCTTTTTGAAGGCAGGTCGGCAAAGATGTTTGCAAGTTTCCCGAATAATTCCGCCGTCTTGAAGCGGTCGGACAGCGACTGCCACGGGATGTTGCTGACGTTTTCGCTCCCCAGCAGGATTTCCTGTGCCGCCGAAAGAAGCGTCGATTTGCCCGCGTTGGGCGCGCCCACCAGAACAAAGCTCTTCTGCGCCTTGTTGACCGGGATGAGCAGGTACCCGAATATCTCCTGCATCAGACGGATTTCCGCGTCTCCCAGAATGCTCTGAAGGAAGGCCATGAATTTCGGGCACTCTGCGCTTTCATTGTACGAGGCTTTAAGCTGCACCGTAGAATAATACCCCGGCGTGTGCGCCTTGAGATTGCCGTCCAGCACGTTGTACAGCCCGTTTTTGAGGTTGATGATAAACGGGTTGCAGTTGATTTCCCGTATAGGTTTGTAAATGAGCATCCGCCACTGGCCCTCGGTGTCGTTGATCGCAGACATGGTGGCGTACCGCTCGATGAGATGCCCGCGCACCCTGGCCGCCGCCTGCAGGTCGGAAGCCGCTTTGTATACTCCGTTTTCATAGATGTAATAGCTTTCAGCTCCGTAAAAAGCATTGACGTTTTTGGCCATGTGGCTTGCCAAAATGCCCGGGATAAAGCGCAGGCCGCCGCGCTCGGAAGGCTCGTACCAATCCGGCAGTTCTTCGCCCATGGTTTCCCGCTTTGTTTCCTTGCTCTCCCGGTATTCCTTGAAAAGATCCTTCTGCAATGCGGAAAGGGATTTCACCGCTCCGGCTTTTAAGCCGAAATGCTCCTTCATCTCATATTCGATGAACGTACCGGCAACAACCGGATCTGCATTGTATAAAAAATCCCGGACAAAATCCTGCGCAGTCTGTACGTTGTCCACCGCCGACTTTACAACCAGCTGTCCGGACAGAAATTCGCGCAGTTCCTCCACGGAAAGGTGTTTGTAGCAGAGGGCAGCCGGAGCCTTGCATCCGCAGGAATTGTCCTCAAGCCTCGGGCACTTGAAGCCATTTTCCGCGATCGTTCTGCAGGTGATGGGCTTTGTGCCGGATTCAAGGAAATGATTGATCTTGTCCTGCGTTTCTTTATGGCTGTATTTGGGATACGGTTTTGACAGGGCGTGGATCAGCCGGTCGCCGCCTTCAAAAACCGCAAGGTTCGTAATCATCGCATACCAGTCATGTTCAGAAAGCGTTTCTGCGTTTTCCCTGCAGTGCCGTATGAACAGGCACCGCCTGCCAACCAGCGTGAGCCCTTTTCTCGTTCCTTTCGGAGCGGGCGTGCCGGGTTGCGGCTCTTCCCGGATCTCCGGCAGCGCCGCTTCAAGCTCCGCCTGCGTGTAGCGCAGCTCGGGGCTGAATTTGATGCATTCCACCATGACCGGCTCTTCCTTGCAGTGGCAAAAGCCCGGCAGGCGCAGCACCCGGCTTTCGTTGACGCAGGCCGGATCGCCGTTGAATTTGGCTATCAGGCGTTTTTGCACCCTGCGGAAATCTTCGAGCTTGGCATTCTTCATCAGCCAGTATGTGTGCAATGATTTTTTAGTCTTGACAATCAGCGACGGCTCGATTGGAAACTCTTCAATCGCGGCAAGCTGCTCCTCGAAACTCAGGCTGTCGCACTCCACAAACTGGGCGTTGATGCGGGTTATATCCGCATCCTCATGGCCGCCGTAATTGACGACAAAGAAGATGCCCCGGTTCTTTGCGTTATGCTTTTTCAAGGTTTCCATCATGCTGCCGATCCTGCCTGCCGGGCATTCAAGCTTCGCCCCCTTGAAGGCGGGGTCCTTCCGGTCGCTGAATACCCGCAGGCAGACCATTTCGCCCGCGTCGAAAAACGGGCGCAAAAACTCCTCGATGGGAATATCCAACGCTTTAACCCCTTGCATGTTCCTTCACCTCCGCGCATTGCCCGGTGAAATGCCGGATTGGGATGCCCAGCCGCTTTGCCTTTTCCAGTTCTATCGCCATGCCGGGGGATATTTTATTGCCGAAACACCACAGTTCATGGCATTTTGAGAGGAGCACCAATCCCATAAAGATGGCCAGGTTTCTTTCGGCTTTGTCGCTGTCATCCATAAACTGCGGAAACAGCAGATGGGGCGCCAGCGGTATTGCACCTTTCATTACGGCAAACCGGCAGCAGCGCCTTGCCTGCTCCAGATTATGCTCAACATCGCCTGCCAGCGGCGAGCAGATGAACACCAGCGAACGGAACGCCGCTTTTTTTGCCTCCCGTTCAATGGCCAGCAGCGCTTCATAAGCCGTCAGATCAAGGTATCCTTCGGCGTTGTATTTGCTTATGCCCATGCGTTAACCCTCCTCTGTTATTTCTTTTAAATCCCTAAACCTTTCTCCGGCCGCAGCTTCCGCAAGGATTGGCACGTCAAACTCTTCAAAAGACCGCTCTTCCATCCAGGCTTTAATGAACACTGCCGCCTCGCGCACCTTGCCTTCCGGAACCTCAAACACCAGCTCGTCATGGATCTGCAAAACCGAGCGCAGCCACATCCTCTGCGGCAAGCCCTCAATGATGCGTGCCAGCGCCAGCTTCAAAATATCCGCCGCCGTTCCCTGTATCGGAGTGTTCAGCGCACACCTCTCGGCAAAGCTTTTTTTGCCCCAGTCGGCGGAAGCAATGTCCGGCAGATAGCGCCGCCTGCCCAGCCAGGTTTCCGTATATCGCCTTGACGCCGCGCGCTTTTTTGTTTCCTCCTGCCACCGGGCAAGGCGAGGATAACCAGCCTTCAGGTTTTCGATGATCCGCTCGCATTCCGGCAGGGGGGTGTCCAGTCCCGCCTTGAATTTCAGGTTTCGCTGGAGCCCTTTAGGAAACAGGCCGTAGAACACGCCGAAGTTGCAGTTTTTGGCGATAGCCCGGCGCTCCTTGTAATGCTCCGCGTTTTTGTCCGCCGCCTGCTCGAAGGGGATTCGGTAGATAACCGAAGTTGTCTGCGCGTGGATATCGCCTCCTGTGCGGTAGGTTTCCAGCATCCTCTCGTCCTGGCAATAGAACGCGCCGACCCGAAGCTCAATCTGGGAAAAGTCCAGCGAGAGCAGCGCCTTCCCCTTGGGGGCAATGAAGAAATTTCTCACGCCGACAGGGTCATTGTCCTTGCGGGGGCAGTTTTGCAAATTTGGATTTCTTGCCGCAAAGCGTCCCGTCTCGGCGCCCAGCGGGAACATGTCCGGGTGGATCCTTCCGGTGACGCTGTTTATATGCTCCAGATACCCGTCTATGTAGGTGGATTTGATTTTTCCCCATCTGCGGTACTCCTGAACCAGTTCAAACAACTCCGCAAGCTCCGGCCGGTTTTCGCGGCACCACTCGGAAAGCAGGATCATGGCCTCGTCGTCCATGGCTTCCTGGTATTTGGCAGTTGTCTTGAATACCGGCAGCTTCAAATCGTCGTACAGATATTTCTTGAAAGCCGAGGTAGAAGCATTTGCTCCGATATTCACGTCGCCGGTCATAAAAGCGATCTCTTCTTTTAATTGCTTAATCCTTTCCTCGGCCTCCGCCTGTTTATTAAGCATCAGTTCTTTATCCGCAAGCAGGCCATTGTACTTCATCAAACCGACATAAATCGCCGCGGGCGATTCAAGCTTTTCAACAATGAATCGGTGCTTCGGCAGATACCGGTCAAACCAGTTATTGAAGAGGTGATGCAGCCGCAGGGTAAAATCGCTGTCGGCGCAGGCATAGCGGATAGTTTCTTCGTCCTGCGGATCCAGTTCGTCAAAATACCTTCCTGCCGTCACCGTTTCAAAGCTTGGAAGCTCCGCGCCGAAAAGCTCCTGCGCCAGCGTTTTCAGCCCGCTGTCAGACAGTGTCCTGAATGTTGTATTGCTCTTCAGCGTCATCTGAGCCGCCGCAATGGTGTCGTAGCAGGGCGGCTGCAGCACGACGCCGAGGGCGTATAAAAACATCGCCTCAAAGCTCAGATTGTGCGCTATTTTCACAATCTCTTTATTTTCAAACACACTCTTTGCCAGCCATTGCATGATCTTATCCGGCGAACCGGCATTCTTTCCAGTTTTATGATTTAACGGAACATAAACGGCCGTTCCTTCGGAAACCGAAAAGCTCACTCCGGCGATATCCGCCTTATGCGTGTCCAGCGCCGCCTTTTCATCCCTGCGGTACTCCTCCCGGGGCGCGGTTTCAAAGTCGAAGGCAACCAGGCGCGCTTTATCGAGATACTCCCGTAATTCCGTTAAATCTGTCACGCATTTGTATTCCATAGTCCCTCCTCTCCGCTTGGGGCGGAGAACAGGAATGAATCCTGCACCCGCGCCTTAAGCGTCATCCTTATTTCAAAGGTTCTATAACTTCGCCGGTTTCGGGATCCGCAAACGGCGCTTCATCAATGTCCGTTTCCACGGTATTGTCCGCTTCGAAACCGACCCGCCTGCTGTACTCCCTGACCTGCTCGGTCAACCTGCCAATGAGCGCATATTCCTCGCCGGTCAGCGGCCTGTCGATGGCGAACTGCGCCTGCGAATAGGCAATGCCGCCGCTGTTGGTGGCTTTCTTCAGGGAAAAGCGCGTCACCACGCTGTTGGATTTCCTGCCCTTGGACAGCAGCCGCTTGATGTATTTCGTAAACTCCTTTAACGAGCCGGTGGGGAGGGACAAAAGCAGCGGAAAAATCTCACCTTCCCGCAAAACATAGATCCTGCGGCGGTTCTTGCACGCCTTGCTGCCGTTTTCTCCTGTGCCGAACCGGTTCAGCGGGCAGGTACTGCAATTCCCGCCCGGGTCGCCCTCGCCGGTCACGCCGTCGAAGCTGCCGCAGTCGGGCGGCTGGCTGCCTCCGGTGTATTTGGTCTTGTAGTAGGCATGCAGCGGATGATGATAGAGGATCACCGCCGAAAATTCCTTGACCGTATCCGGCTCGCCCGGGTTTTCGCCGGGCACTTCAAATACTGTGCTTCCTGCCGATGGGATTTTAATCCGCTCAAAGCTCATATCCAGGCCGTCCAGCTCTTCCGCCATCATCCCTGCCATGTTGAAATCGGCAAGCCTCAAAAAACCGTTGTCCCGCTTTGTTAACGACGTTTCTTTTTTAGCCGACATATTCCATACCTCCAATTATCAATGTGTTTTTTACTTTTCGCATGATTACTTTGCCGCTTTTCTCATCCCGACCGAGGTCTTTTCAAAGACGTTCACAAGTCCCGAAAGCCAGCCGGGAAGCTCATCGTTGTTTTCTTCCATCTGCTCCTTAACAAAGGCCGACAGGGAATTGGCGTTGACCGTTTCATAAACCAGGTCGCCAAACCCGGCTTTTTTGAGCGCTAAGTACAGCTCCTCTTTCCGGCCCGCGGCAGCCGACGCCCTCGTCGTGCCGGTCAGATAGTACATCACGCCGCCCCGGGTAAAGTTTTGTGTTTCGGTTTCCGCCATCAGCTCCGACAGGCGGTATTCCGTCTCGCCGATTTTGTCGTTGATTTCTTTGAGCTCCTGCTCGGTTGATTTCTTCAAGTCTTTGAGTTCCTTAAGCTGTTCTGCCAGTTCAAACATTTTCTCGCCTTGCTCGTTCATGCTTTTTCACCCCCCTGCCGCAAAAGGATTGAGCCCGCTTCTGTAATCGTCCACCAGCATCCTCGCCAGATCCGCCTTGTCCCTCAGCGCCTTCAGCACTTTTTCATCCACAGTGCCTTTTGCCGTCAGGTACAAATAGGTGCAGTTCTCTTTCTGCCCGACGCGGTGGATGCGCGCCCTGGCCTGCTCGAAGTTGCTCATGCTGTAGTCGAGAGAATAGAAAACCATGGTACTGGCGGCGGTGAGGGTCACGCCCAGTCCCGCTGTGGCTATCTGCCCGACAAACACCTGCACCTCCGGGTCGTTTTGAAACGCCGCCACCTGCTCCTCGCGGTCTTTTACGCCGCCCATAAGGAGCGAGTACCCAATTCCTTTTTTCTCAAGAAGCCTGCAGATGGCTTTGATCTCCGGAATGAACCGCGCTATGATCACCAGCTTTTTGCCGCTTTGCAAAACATCCTCGATAATATCCTCCAGCGCTTCCTGTTTGGCCGTGCTGACGCGCTGCACAGGGCCGCCTTCGTCGCTGCCTATAAAGCCGCCGGTTATCTGCGACAGCCGGAGAAGCCGAGTGAGTATGTTCGTGACGGTGACTTCGCCCTTGCCCAGTTCCGCGTAGCTCTCCCTTACCAGATCCCGGTAAATCTTCATGGCGGCGGGTTCCAATTCCACGTACCGCACAATATCGGTGGTTTCCGGCAAATCCAGGCATTCTGCTTTGGTCGCCCGGAAAGCAATGCTGTGGAGCCTTTTCATCAAATCCTGCTCCATTGATTTTTTCAGCACCGGCGTGTGCTGACCGTAGCCGACCATATCAAAATACCTGTTGCGGAACGCATAGAAGCTCTGCCCGAAGATGGCGGGGTTCAAGAATTTGTACTGGCTGAACACGTCTATGGCTTTGTTGGTGATAACCGTCCCTGTGAGCAGCAGCCTGTACCTTGCCCGCGCGCCAAGACGGTGCATGGCCTTGGAGGCCGCGATATTGTGGGTTTTGATCTTGTGGTCCTCATC